GTTGTGCGCGCAAATAGCTCGTAAGGCCGGGAATGTCGTCTAACCACTCATCGGGCACGCGAATCCAACCCGCTATTTTACGGACGGGGCTGTCTACACGTTCCAGTTCTCCAGAAAGTTCAGGCTTGGTGCCTCCTGGCGCAACAGTATCATATCCGCTAAAAGGTGTTACCTCTCGAAGGTATGCAATACTTGATGCACTGGTAGTACCAGCTCCAAGCAAGTTGCGGACAAATACCGGGCGGCTTGGAGGCATGTTAATGCCGCTTTGCCAATCTTCTTGAAAAACATCACCCGTTAGGGTTAATGCTTTCTGTCCCATCGTGATAATTTCCGTTTTGCCCGATTTTACATTTTCGAGCATTTCAGGATTATCTTTAAGGGTGGTACCGATAGATTCCCAAGGGGTTTCTTTCTTTTCTTTTCCGGCAGAAAGCCGTTTGGCAGCTACTTCCAGCTTGTCTGTTTGGTCTTGAAGCTTGTCAAGAGCCTTCTTTTGATCGTTGTACTGGGATACAAGACCCTCAATGTCGCCTCTCATCTCCTTCTTAACGCCTTCGGCTACCTCTTTGGCATTGTCATTATACTCTGCCAGTTTCTCTCGAATGGCTTCATTATAGCCTTCAAGTTCATTTTTCATTGTTTCAATTATTTCGCTCATAACAAATGTGCTTTTAATTTATAGTTATCAAACAAATCTACTACGTTCTGCGGCTGCAAGGTGCCCTCTTTGGGCGGCGTTGGCTTAGGTGCTTCCAGCAGTGATTTTAGCTGTTCGTTTAGAATTTGTAGTTTGTAAAATGTTTCGTCTGTAAAACTTGCCTTACTAAGTAATGTGTCGATGGTAGACATCTTATCTTTTATAGCGTCCTTCTTATTCTTTGCCTTAAAACCTAAGAAAGGCGTCTGCTCATTAGCACCCCATACCACCGTTGAACCCTCCCACAATTTGGCTTGGGTAATCAACTGTACATCATCCATTTCGGGATGCTTAGTGCTTCTACCAATGTTGAAACCAACGCTATGCTCATTATAAAATCCTTCTTGGTATAGCTTCAAAGTATCGTTAGCGGTATCGGTATTAGGAAACTTCGTCTCAAAATACAACCCGTCTTTGCGTTCCTCTAATACTTGTGGTTTATTTATTGGCCGGTTTGGGTCATGCTGCAATAGATGCGCAATTCGGTTCATGCCAGAGGGGCCACTTTCTGTAATCGATTTTTTAAATACCCCCTCTCTAAACATATCCTTATCGCTGTCTACGTTGCCATAACGGGCAAAGTACCCCGTTACGATGCGGCCTTTAGTGTCCACATCTTTTACGGATCCTGAAATGTCTTTTATTTTGTACATGCCTTCATTCTTGATTTTAAATATTCATCTGCTACTTTTTGGCCTTGTTTTCTCTTCAAGTATTTATATGTGCTATATATGGCTTTAGGCTGACAGAATCGCATATTTAATGGCTTTTAATATGTGTTAAACGATATAGTGCACCTACAATTAACCGTATTACCAGGACTGCCGGCCGGCCCCGCCGGAAACTGCAAATATTCACCAGACACAACAAATGGCTGCGTAAGGTCTCGCGTCTGCCCATCTGGTCGTATGTGATTGTATGTTTCATCTCGTGTTCTTGAATCTCTTACGCTTACCCAAACTTTCTGCAACGGCACGCCTGTTGCTGCTGCTCCAAATAAAAGCCCCTTGTTGGAGGCCCGTATTGTTTCGGTTCTGGCAAACGTACTTGCACGTGCTATTGCAATAGTACGATAACGATTTCTTAGCAATTTTTCAAATTGTTCAGGACTTATTTTAGGATTTTGTTGTAATTCTCTAATAATTTTAGCTATTGACTGTTGCGTTGTCAATGTGGCCGCCTGAATAATATCCATCATATTCAAAGCAACCCAAGCGGTTAGCTGCCGTTGTATAGCTATTGCTAATTCGGCTTGCTTATCAATCCGAGCTTGCTGGTCCCCTTGTTTGAACATTGCCCTGACCTTTTCAGCAAAAGCAGTGCCAACCGTACCAAAAACCTTTTCGAATGCTTCTACTAATGGCTGTTGGTCTACCTGCCCGTGATTAAACATATCAAAGAGCGCTTTTTTAAACGCCTGAAACGTAAACTGTTGCCAGCCCGAGCGGACTTGCTCAATGGCCTTAAAATGCCGTTCTTTTTCAATTTCCGTTCGTAGATTCAGCATAGTTGGCTAATATCTGTTTGGCTGCGTCTTCATCCAACATATCATCTTCATAAGGGACAATGTTCGTAGGAAGAAATATCTTATCCATATCATCCCGTTTACCGAATCCAGTAAACATTCGCTTCTCATTTCCGGTTGTCCACCAAGCTTTTTGGATAGATTCAACTAATAATTTCATATCATCCTGTAAGGCCGGAATGCCTGAAATATCGTAGTCAATATAGTAGTTCGTGCCACGCGCCTGATTCCAGCTTTGGGCCAACCAACGGTTAAGCTCATCTCTAATAGTGTCAAGTTCGGGCAATACCCTGTTAAGGTACAGGCTCCTGTTTGCTTCGCTCACATTATTGTAGGTGCTGTTTTCTCCATCATTCCCCAGTTCGCTTTTAAGCCCATACACGGCGTATATGTCCCTCATTGACATCTTTCGGATATCAACAACCTGCATATCCTTAGGGCTCATGCCTATTTCCTGCCATTTCAGGTTAGCGGCGGTAATGATGATCTTTCCACGGTTTTTGCCCGTATAGTTTTTGTAGTAAGTGTCTCTAAGCTTTTTTGCCTGCTCTTCATTCATAGCCCCGGCGTCCTGCAGGCTCAATACACCAGAAGCCCCCGCATTGTCCATGATACTGCCGATAGAATCGCCAGTGCCGTTTGAAATCAACGCTTCCCTGAATGCGGCCGTTAGTGGTGAAAGGCCGTGCAATGTTTCTTCCTTCGTACCATCGTAAGACGGGTTGAAATACTTCCAGTGCATGACCTCGTCAGGTTCCAGCTTCAATCCTTCGAATATTTTTAACTCATATCCGGTTATGACGGGCTCAATTACGTTAGTCGCACTAATTTTCATAAACTGGGAAGGCAATACCCACATTTCGCGTATAGCCCCGGCATTGTTGCCACTGTCTGTTTTTATACCGTGTATGAAACTTTCACCTGTTATCAGCTTGTAACCAATAGCGGCCTCGAACCATTCTCCCCATCCTTGATTGGGGTTCGGGTACTTCATGACCTCGTTAATACCCGTTCCTTCAACCTCTTCCATGCTGCGTTCTTTTAGTACGGCTTGCTTAGCCGATAAGCCACTATTGCTATAGGCAGGGAGACTTTTATATTTAGAAAAGGCTTTTTGGTCGGTTACCCGATACACGTTAAAAGGCACCTGCTTGGCCGCATTGGTGATGATGTTAACCGCGCTGTACACATAGGGATTCATTAAGTACCCTTGCTGCACATACTTCTGTCGGTCGCCAGTGCCGAAGGAGAAGCCGCCAGCTAATACTAAGCTGTCAAGGTTAGACCCATAAAAGAAGTTTTTAATTTTGCCTACAAAACTCATTACCTTACTTTTTTAAGTATTATACAACAAAAAACTCATTTGTGCCAACTATTTGTTTTCGCATAGCGTTTGCATATACAACCGCATCGGCCCTATCTGGGGAATGTCCTAATCTCTTTTTGAGCGTCTTTTTGCTCTCCACTTTTATTTTTGATTCTGACTGAATGGTATACTTCACTGATGTTAATTCAGTCATTAGCTGTTGATCTTCAACATCTATTCTTATTTCCTTTTCCTTAACAGCCATTCTGAAAGCCCACCACATTTGGGACCTCAAATTGTTAAATGTATACGATTCAAAATCCTTTGTAGGCTTACTGCCACTTGATATTTCTTGCGCTTCAAATCCTATTTTTTTTAAATAATCATATACTCCAGCTCCAATTCCTACCGTGTCGATACCCACATTTTCGGCACTGCACACATTTGAAACAGCGTAGGTCTTCGCTTTTTCTGCTACATCGGTAGTTGATAACTTATTATATACGGTGATATTAGTCAAGCAGTTTCCCTCCATAAGGGCAAATACCGTTGAATCATCACCCATTCGGGCCACATCAACGCCACAATAATTTTTCCCTTCTTGCTTATCAACATCCCGGCAAGATACCAACTCCTCATAAGTAATTAGAGCGTCCGGATCATCTGAAAACGCCCAGTTACCGTGCTTAAGCCGCTCCCGTTGCGTTTCATCTACTATATTGCTTAGCCGGCTATCGCTACCTGATTCTCGGAACGGGTTCTGCGTATACAGTGATTGAATGAATTGGTAGCTATCTGGTAGGCTACCTTCCTTATCGGGCAAGTAGAATGTTTCATACAGCCAGTTTTTGGACGGGTTACAAGTAAGGAGCATCTTATCGGAAATGCCGTACTTATCGTTCAAATGCCTACCTATACGGGCTTTAAGTACATCGAATGCCCCAAACGGTACTTCCCCGGCCTCCTCTATCCAACCACCTGTGTATTCAGACGATCCCAATCGTTCATATAGGGGATCAGAAGGTTTTCGTGCGAGTTCAACCAATTCAATAGTACTTCCGTTATCGAATAATATGA